TCTATCGTTATAAACGTCCGTCTCGTTTTAAGATATCTCTCCATCAACCGATATACTTAAGTCATGATCTAGAATCTTTAACGAACTCAAATTTAATAAACATGGAATACCCGAACTTGTAGCTGATCGACATTTATTAGATATCGTGTTACTAGAAGAAAACGACAATAAGATATTGCGACTAAGCAATATCGACATATACGCTAAAAGGTATTCCGACGAAGGATATACATTCTACCGACAACCGATCTACGCCAAATACGAATGGCACATCGAAATCAAATCTGACTGGGTTATAGAGGTCTCCATTAAGTCGTCTTTTGGAACGACCTACAAAGCAGCGATCTTTAAAACCATGCCTGAAGCTAAGTCGTTTATAGAACAAAACAAAAAGGAAAAGATATTACGAGATATCTTAAAGAGAGACGGACGTTTATAACGATAGAGTAGATATATGTACGGATGTATGTATATATAGATAGTTAATAACGATAGTAACAATAATATGCTTGACAACGAATTAATAATTAAGTATAAACGAGCTATAGGTGTCGAAGACAATATTTATGTTATTATTGTGGATAGTAAGTTAAACGATGAATATTATGAAACTACGATATCTAGTGCTCTAAGGATATTTCTTAGATCGTTAAAGATAGATTATAGTAAATTTATTAAAATAGATAGTATCTGTAGAGGTGATTATTATACCGATACTTATTGGGTGTACACATGATTGCTTTAGGTATATTTAAGATTAAAGCTGGAGGGAACCATATCCATACCTTTGTACAAGGAGTGAATACGGAGTGGGGTAAACGTATATCTAAGACAGATATTCGATTTATTAAAGAACAGTTTAGATCTATGGGATTTAAGATTAGATATCCGAAAGAAGGCAGTGATTACTTTTCGTTTGAAATTGTAGATACACTATCCCGTGAACTATGATCGTGTTAGTCTATTTCGATATATGTTTCACTTCGTCGTTGGACATAATGACGACATGTTATATGTCGTTGTTATGTTCACTAACATAGTTGTTAACTCGATTTTTGTTGATTTTTTCAAAATGATATGAGATAGTTAGACAGGGTAAAAAAAGAGGGTGTTGAAATGTGGTATGTTGTTAAATTTCACAATAGAATAATTATGACAGAAGATAGCCTCTTTCCAGCATATGTTATTTTACTTGAGGTGATCGAATGACTGGTATATACTACATCTATACACTACATCCTAACGGCAGCTACGTTCCTTGGATCACGCTAAATCCAAGTACAGACATCGAAGGAGATTTTTTTAATAGTATCCCAATCCTTCTGGTGGAAGACGATGAATAAAATGAACGACGGTTTATATCTTTTCTATTCCAAATGGGCGCCTGTTCATGTTATTGTTGTTTGGAATGAGCAAGAATACGTTCCTGCTGCAAGCTATGAGATACCGGAGTGGTATTACTTAAATGAACGAGCACAGAGAAACCTTTACCCCTTTTTATTGTTGGAGGAAGAATGACAGTCATATTCTTTATTATTGGGTTTCTTATCGGGTTGTATTTATTGTTCTCATATGGCAATAAAGCTGGATACCCTAGAGTTGAATGTGAGAAGCATACCTGGAAGATAAACATAGCTGGCGGTCACTACTGCGAAGTCTGTAAGCTAGACACAAGGAAGAGTCTAAACAATGACGACAGTTAATGGGTTCTATCTCTATTTCTATCAGATCAACCATTTCAACGGACGATTCACCTGGAAGCAGATAGAAGGGATTGACGTTATTGTGGATAATAAGATCTATATAAACAAAGAATGGGTGAAGAACGAACTCTCTGAAGAGATGGGTGTTACCCAATACCCCGTTCTTTTATTGGAGGATTAGTGTCATCTACAGGAATCTACAATAAATACATGTTTACAACAGTTCCAGAGTGGTCTTATGTTCATCTCTTCGTTTTTAGCACCCACGAAACTCTCTTAAACATTAGTTATAGTATAGATATTCCCATTCTCTTAGTTAAGGAGGAAGAATGAAAGACATCGATAAACGAGCTTGTAAGGTCTGTGGCGTCACTAAGAATCGCATCTTTGATGGTAAGTATAACCACAAAGACAAACGCTATGTAGACGAATCTGGACGCTATTGGAACGGGTCTACATGCCCGTCTTGTAATAATAATAGGATAAAGTCGATTATGAGGGATAAGCGCCGTGTCTAATGGAATTTATTCCCGATATCATATATTCTTTGAAAACTTTTTTAGCGATCCAGTCTCTCACTACTTTCCTTTAACATCTTGCGTTGTTTTTCTTAAAGAAGAATGTTTTTTAGGTGGATCTAATAAATGGCATAATTTGTCAGATTTACTCGATACGGAATTTATACCTATCCTACTATTGGAGGATGAATGATCCACCTAACAGACGGTTACGCATTGACAAGCGTGTACAATCTATTTGTTTTAGCGGCGTATTACCGAAACCTCGGTATAGACAGCCCCGAAGAAGTTAACAGAGATCGATTTTTAGCTTTTATTTCTTATGCAAATGGGTATAATATAGAACATGATCAAGTCGTTTATTCAGATCTTCGTGGCAGTGATATCTCTAGTTTTTATCGTCGAGACAATCAGAGGTAATAAAATCGACGCTAGAATCGAACCTGAATACTCCAACCTACAAGTCCTTTATAAGATCGGCTGCTCTAAGGCTCCACCTAGACACTCAATCTTTGTATCTAAGCTAAAGAGTAGCGAAAAGGGTGTTATTGGGGTCTGTTTAAAGGGATGGCTAAGAAATATCATTATCATCGACGAAGACTTCTTTAATAGCGCCGATAAGAGGTATATAGAATCTACTCTAGCACATGAAATGTCCCATTGTTTCCTAGACATAAAACATCGAAATAATCCCAATAGTTATATGCACGAGATTATTTCTAGCGATATTACCAGAAGTAGACTTTATTTTGAATTTTTATTAGATGTAAGAGAGAATTGTCGTTAAGGATGAAATGGGTTGTTTCCACTCTTAGGTTTTCGTAGTTGAATATGACACCATCCAACCGTTGCTGTGGGATGTTCGATGTATAAACCCTTTTCAGTAAGCCAGTCTATGTTATCCAAACACCATTGATCAAGCTTACCATCTGAGTCTTGTAAATCGACAGCTAGTCCAGCTAAGTGGGCGCTTCCTGTAGGGATTTTTAGCTCGGGTAGGCTCTTAGCTTTTCTCTTTTTATTGATGTCATCATAGATCCGAATATGGTCGTCCATGCTTCTGTAGCCGGAGGTGATCTTTCGTCCCTCCCCGAACTTATTTAGAACATCGTTAACAGCCGGTATAAGGCTGTTTACATTGCCTAGGTGCTCCTTAGACAGGTCGGATAGGGAATTCGATCCTAGGTAGTCTAGGACGCTTATATAGGTGATTTTCTTTTGAGCCATGGCTACAGAGTCCTCTTTGTGTAGAGTTTGGTCGGTTTTCTTACAGCAGAACGAGCAAGAATAGCATCTCATCCACTCTTTTAGAGTCCGATGAGCCTTCATAACCGCCCGGCATTCTTGACAAATCACGATACTCATAGATAGAGTTGTTATTAACAACTTTAAGGTAGCATTGGGAAATTGTAATGCCGACAACCTTTTGTAAGGTATTGAAATTATTGAGCGGCTCACACAAAAGTAACAATATGAAATAGTTAAGAGGTGTTATATGTTGGAAGTTACTAAGTATATTCCGTTGGGTCTTTTTACGCTTTTTGCGTCTAAACTCTTGATATTAGGGAATATTTCTCTCGAAAGTTGTCTTATTTTATTGATTTTAGGTAGTATGCATGCTGTCTATCACCTAAAACTCAAGCTAGATAGCAATAAAGAGTTACTAAAGCGCATGGAAGCTATTGAAGCCTCCAGAGCTACAGAAAAAGAAGAACTAGAGAGAATTAAAGCAGTAATTAACACCGTTAAAGCAGCGCAAGGGTTGAGGTCGGCTAATGTTCGATGAGATGATCAAAGAATTCAAAGAGTTTGGCGAACTGAAAAGCTTCGCTGAATCTCAAATGAAGACTATCCAAGAACTTTCCAAACGGATTGTTACATTGGAGCAGGAACGAGATCATCTTAAGCATATTTTAGAGACAACAACCGACCTTCTTGAAAAACCAAAAATCCTCTTATTTGAAAATTATAATAACGACGAAGAAGTTATTGCTAAACAACAGCTAGCAATGCTTAAACAACGTTCTGATACAAGCGAATTGACTTTAGAAGAAACGAAAAAAGTTGCTGAGTATTCTAAAATCCTACGCGAACTTGGTCAGAAAAAAGATAATAAAAAAGAAATCGAAGTCAAAGCTTTAAGCGACGACGAGTTATTGAAGTTACTCAATGAGCCAACAGATCAGCAGAGCACAAGCAGTTAAAGAATTCTGGTATAGGGGAAACCTAAGCTGGAAGTTACACTCTGTTCAAAAAGAGATGTATAAAATCTTTTACTCTTCTGAAAAAAATTCAACACTCGTTTGGCTTCTTAGTCGTCAAACAGGAAAATCGACGCTATTATCAATACTTGCAATCGAACAATCACTCAAAAAGAAAAACTCTGTTGTAAAACTTCTCACCGACACAAAAGTTCACGCAAAAATGATCTTCGAACCGATTTTCAAAGACATTCTAGATACGTGCCCCGACGAACTTAAACCTCGTTATTCAGAAAAAGACTACGCATATTATTTTAATAACGGTTCTGTGATTCAATTAGCTGGTAGCGATAACGGCCACTACGAAAGACTTCGGGGACAAAAATCCGAGTTGGTTCTAGTAGATGAAGCTGGGTTTTGTGATAACTTAGACTACGTTATTTCGTCGGTTCTTTTCCCTACAACAACACACACTGGCGGAAGAATCGTTCTAGCGTCAACGCCGTCTCCAGACTCAGACCACGACTTTATTAAATTCACAGAGAAAGCTGAACTGGATGGTCTTCTTACGAAGAAAACTATCTACGACAACCCACTTCTATCTAAAGAACAAGTAGAACGAATTGTTAAAGAAATGGGTGGAGTCTCTTCTGTTAAGTTCCGAAGAGAATATCTTTGCGAGCAAATCAAAGATGAGAGTCTATCGGTTCTACCAGAATTCGATGAAATTCTAGAACAAGATATCGTTAAGGAATGGCCTAGACCGCCCTTTTTCGATGCATACGTTTCGATGGATCTAGGCGGACGCGATCTAACTGTTGCGTTATTTGCATATTACGACTTTAGAGCTGATAAAGTTATTGTTGAAGACGAGTTGGTAATGGATTTTAATAAATCCGAAAACACAATTCAAAAACTAACAGAAGAGATTCTTAAAAAAGAGTCTAATGTTTTTCTTGATGTTATCACAGGCGAGGTTAGAAAACCTTATATACGAGTAAGCGATATTAATTATATTGTTACTCAAGAAATTTCTAAATATAGCAATAGGTTATTGTCGTTTAGTATTCCAAGAAAAGACGACAAAGATGCAGCAATCAACAACCTAAGAGCTATGCTTTCTGCTAAAAAAATTATTATACATCCTAGATGTCAGACACTAATTCGACATCTTCGAAATGTTAAATGGAATAAAGCTAAAACATCGTTCGCTCGTTCGCCAGATAACGGCCATTACGATGCTACAGACGCTTGTATTTATTTAACAAGATCGATTAGTTATGGAAAAAATCCATACCCTAACCACTACAATTTAGATATGAGAAATGTCTATCTCCCGTCCAATCCAAAGTCAACAGGAAATCAAACAGTTGACGTTTTCAAGAAAGTTTTTAAAAGGTAATTTATGATCGACAAATCCAAAGAACCTGGACGTTATGACGAACAATACTTTGCTGCTAAAGAAGCCAAAGATGTTGCTAGTGTTGTTTTAGATAAGAGTCAGACATTCTTCAACTTTCTTCGTTATAATGCGTACATCAACAAGATTAATAGATCTTGGAGATTCTACCACGGCGCTTTTAATCAAAGCGTTGACGGAGCGCATCAGGTTGACTTCTCGGGCGAACAAGGCGAACTTGTTATGCTTCCGATCAACCACTATCGGAATATCGCCCAACATATTTACACAATGATTACAGCTAATCGTCCTGTTATGGATGCTAGAGCTGTTAATACCGATGCTAAGTCTATGGCTCAAGCTGCTGTAGCTAATCAGATTCTTGATTACTACATGCGTGAGAAACGTCTTGAAGAGGCAATCAAAAAAGCTAGCGAGATGTCTATCGTTTTGGGTGCTGGGTTTATTAAACTAGCTTGGAACGCAACCGCTGGCGACATCTATGATGCTGACCCTGAAACTGGTGAACTTAATTACGAAGGTGAACTTGAGTTTACAACACATTCGCCGTTAGACGTTGTTGTTGACGGAACAAAAGAAGGCTGGGATAACGACTGGATTCTTGTTCGTTCATTTGTCAATCGGTATAATCTAATAGCTAAGTATCCTGAATTACGAGAAAAACTTCTCGGCATTCCAACTAAAAACCAATCCTCTTATTTCTATATGTCGATGTGGTCAAACGACCAAACCGATGACGTTGCTGTTTATGAGTTCTTTCATCGAAGAACTGAAGCTATGCCTGAAGGTCGTTATCTTCTGTTCTGTGATGCCGATACAGTCATGATCGACATGAAGATGCCTTACAGAACCATCCCAGTATTCCGTATAGCGCCTTCGGATATTATGGGCACTCCCTATGGCTATAGTCCAATGTTTGATCTAATGCCAATCCAGGAGCAGATTAACGCACTTTATAGCGCTGTTGCAACAAACCAAGCTGCATTCGCTGTTCAGAACGTGTTTGTACCCAGAGGATCGGATCTAACTACCTCGGCTCTTGAGGGTGGACTAAATATTATTGAAGGTAACGCTAAACCTGAAGCGGTCCAACTAACTTCGTCTCCAAA